ATCGTACTGCCTGAGGTATACCGTACCCTCATCTGCAAGCACAACCTCCAAGTCCTCATACTCATCACGCTCATCCATACTAGTAACGATAGCAATGTCATGCTCAAACTCAACGCTGTACATCTGGTTGCTCCGCTACAAGAATGTTGACGTGTGCTACGTTACCCTCAACACGAGTGATGACATACTCTAGCCCCGCCTTAGTGAGTAACAATCTTAGTTGTCCTACAGGTATCATAGCTTATCCTCTCCATTAAGTTGATTGATACGCATCTGACAATAGCGTTGAACTTTCTCTAAGTCAATGATCTCGCTTTGTACCTGCGTCTTACCCTCGTACATCTTGTATCCTGCACGACTGGCATACTTAACAATGTTGCCACGCCAGAACTCAAAGCCATTACGCATGATGTATGTGATAGGCTCAATGGCCCACCGTGCGTAGTGCTTAGGCTCATTCACGATGTCTGCTGCATGTTCAGCCAATACACTCTCCTTAAAGTCTTCACGTTCTTTTATTAGGCGATTCCATTCACTCTTTATCATTACTATTCACTCCATTCTTTGCGTCTCGTTCCTGTGCAGCCTTACGTTCCTCTGGTGTCATAGGTCTGATGTCACTAAAGTCTGCCTCTAAGGGCCATTCATTGTCTGTCACGGAGTACATCCTCATACTTGTTGAACAGCTGTTCAAACTTCCAATGGTAAAGCTGTTGCATACCCATCAAGGTGTTCATCATTTCATCGTGAGTAGGCTCACGCTCACCATCACCGATCTGTCTGAAGACAACCTGTAAGTCCTCGCATACATGCCAGCAGTCCATAATCATTGGCTCTAAGTCATATAGTTTAGTCATCATCATCCTCCGTTAGTGCATCCCAGCTAACAGGGAATAGTTCAATCATCTTGTGGTCAATCTGTCGTGCTACCTCTCGTGTCTCTGCCTGTGTGTCATCCTTGCAACGCAGGTTACACATGTCAGCGAAGGCATCAAGGCTACCTGACCAGTACCACTCTGTCATAGTAGACTGTGGAAGTTCCATACGGGCTTGCTCAGGTGCTACACCGTGAGCTAGTAGGTCTTTGTAGGCTTTAAGTGCCGCCCAGCCTGAGCTTCCCCAGTCACCCACATTTACTACACCCTCAGAGCCTTGCTTCTTATCTGCACTGCGTCCACGCCATACGTCAGGTGTGTAGAACTCAGGTTCATCATCAACGTAACGACGACTGATCTCGTTCCAGCGTAGGAACTTATGCTTGACTAGCTGTCGTGCTACAAAGATTGGAGCCTTAACGTGGAAGCTTGCAAAGCAATGTCCGAATGGACTGATGTGCTTGTGCTTGGCAAGGTAACGAATGAGCTTATCATCTTTAGCCTTGAGCTTAGGTGGCCCCCAAGGATCGTCTTCCATCTCAGAAGTCTTACCGAAGCTGACCCGGGCAGCGTTAGCTACAGTAAGGTCAGTGCCCATGTGGTCTATGTAAGTTACTTTAATTGACATCAGGGTCTACCTCTCAGTGCCTTTGGTTTCTTTGGGGTTGTTCTTAGAGAAGTTTTCTTTTCAATCATGTAAGCTTTGGTAAGTTCGCTGCCCCTTACCCAAGTATGAAAAACCTTATCATCTTTTATTTTAGGATACTCTGTTGCGACACTATGCATCTACCTGTACTCCAATACATTCTACTGTCTCATTCTTAGCGTTGACCATAACTGCTGCATCTCTTAGCCCAGTCTTACATGAGGTCTCATTGTCATACGTACCCAAGTGGTAGTACCTAACGCCGTTCTCTGGTACTAAGACAAACCATATTAGTAACCACACTGTATTCATACTACCATCTCCTTAAGTCTAATTATATCTTCATGTACACCATACTTGATGTCATCGTCAAGTAGTAAAGCCTTGGTGGGTAACCCTGTCCAAAGCTCTACCTCTCGTTTGTATTGCAAGGTCTTGTGTGCAGCGTCCCTGTCTAACGCTACGATGACCCTATCGAATTGTCCTAACTGTTGCATAATTGACACACCTATAGATGTACCTAAGATAGCAAACCCTACTGCGCTGGGCATAAAGTGTGATACTTTTATCGCACTGATTACATCCTCAACTACCACAGCTACGTTAGCATTAGAGTTAGTACGCTTGATGAAGTAGTCAGCGTTGCCACTGTAGCGATACCACTTAGGTATAGCACCGTCAAGCGCACGGCCTACAGCGTCAATGAGTTTACCTTTGTAGTGTATAGGAAACACAGCACGTCTATCCTTCACATCGTACATCAAACCCTCATGTTGTAGGTCATACCGCTCAATGAAGGGCTGTAACAATACGTGATCTGATGTAGGTTGTACTACATATTCTGGATAAACTAGTGCTTGTATCTCTTTGTTCTTACTAGGTTCTGTCTTACTCATGCGTAACTTAATCTCTGCAGCTGTCATGTTAGTACTGTATGCGCCACGCAAACCACAGCTTAACTTGAAGCAGTTGTACACATAGTCACCGCCATCCTTGAAGCAAGAGAAGGTATTACGTGAGCGACACGATGGGCAGTCGGTACGTACTGAGTCGCCATCACGTATGTCGAGTGTGTCTAGGTAATCACGTATGTTCATCCGTCTCCCCTTCTCTTTGATAGTGCAGCTGATGCACCACTGAATGTGTTGACTAGGTAAGGCTTAACACTGTTGGGACTCTGGTGTCCACTCACCTGCATAATACCTACAAGATCCACCCCTGCCTCAGCCATCTCAGTGATAGCAGTACGGCGTAGGTCTCTGGCTTGTAGCTTAGGGTCAAGTCCAGCCTTAGCTTTGATGTTGTTGACCTGAGTGTGGATCTCAATGGCAGTGTAAGGGCTGTACCCACTGTGGTTAGGCTTAACCCGTGGCGCTACATAATCTTGGAAGCCAAAGTCTACACGCTGTGCCTCAAGCATAGCTAGCAGTTCATCTGGTATAGGTAGGTGTACCTCAGCGCCACGCTTAGACTGTGTGATGTCAACACGTTGCTCATCGAAGTCAATGTCCTCCCACTTGAGTAGGCGCATGTCACCTATGCGTTGACCCCACTCGTATGCCATGTGCAGTATCAATCCTATGCTACGCCAGCGCCACTCAGAGTATGCCGTAGAAAGGAAAGACCTAACGTCATCCTTAGTCCACTTAACCTTGCGAGGCTTCTCTGACTTACGCTGTAGCTGTGACACAGGGTTAGCTATGATAGCCTCGTGACGTATGGCTGTATTAAGCACGATGCTCAGGCATGTAGCCATATAGTTAGCAGCGGATGGACCATTGTTATCAGTCCACCTATCGTAGGCATACGTCACATGCTTGTACCTGATGTCGCTTAGCTTGATGTTACCTAACTCAGCACCATTCTGTACCTTGGTAGCACACACACGGTTAAGTGTACTCTCATACTTATACTGTACTGCACTAGATAGCTTAGCGAAGTTAGCACTACGGATGTACTGCGACACAGCATCACGTAGCTTAGTGTTAGGCTTAAGATCTACCTTGTTGTGTCGCATTACAATCATCTCCTAGCTCTCCAATCTATCCAGAGTTTAAGACTATGACAATCTCCATAGAGAAAGTCAAGTAGCCAAACCAAGTTTAACTTGTTATCACGCATCCTTTGTAGGTTTCTTGCTCCGATTGTCTGGTAGCTGTGTCCTCCCAGCAACACGTTCACTAGGATACTTAGGGCCAGGGTCACTCGGTTTAGATAAGTGACCAACCCAATCCGTGACATCATCATGCGGATCTTCTTCATCATTCATAACACCCCCGTTCCAACTCCAAACACTACCAGTGCAACTATAACTAAGGCTACACCCTTAAAAACGTGGAACATATAGATCTCCTTCTGCCTTGAGTGAATCAATAAAGCGTAGCTCTTCACGATGGAAGTCAGCCTGTACATAGTCACCCTCCCATTCGTATTCATCTACTGCCCGTGACACACGGTTATACTCTTCGTTGATAGGAGGCAAGTGCTCCTCAAGGAATAGGTCTCGCTCTTCTTGGGTCATAGTTATTCTCCTTTCTCGTAGTACCATGCGTTAGGATCATCAGGTAATACGCATGGCGTCCAGTGGTTAGGGTTACCATCATCACCTATGGCTGGTCGAAAGTCAAACATATGTTTCAACGCAAAAGCCTTATCCCTAGCGTCACTGAGTTGTGACAGTCGAACATCCATCATCTCCATTGTGTCATCTACCAGTGCATCAATGGTGTTGTATACTTCCAAGAGTATTGCTACCTCGTCACGGGTCAGTTCTGTTTTGATTGTCTTAGTCATTGTATTACCTCATTAATTATTTGTTCAATCGCTTCACTCAGATTCAAGCCTGTACTAGCTTGACGCTCCTTCGCTTTTGCGAGTGCGCTAGGTCTGAGATAAATACGGATCTGTTGTTTGTGTTGCTCTGGCATTTCAGTGCCTCCTATTGTAAAGTAAGGCGGGGCCGAAGCCCCACTAAGTTAGCCAGCGAAGTGACGTACACGGCGTGAGCCTAGCTTGTTGAGTGTCTTCTCAAGGTACACGCTGCGCTTGCCAATGTGCAAGGCTGTCATGCAAGAGCCACGCTGTACACCGTAGCGCTTCTTAGACTGACGCTTACGGGTCAGACCTTTGAAGCCTACAAGATTGAAGCGGAAGCCACGAGTGCCATCGTTAAGCGGTTTGGTTGCGATACATACGAACATTATTTAGTCTCCAGTTGGTTGCGAATTTCTGATAGTAAAGATATTAGTTCTTTGTTGTTCTTCATCTTAGTGTCAGGCAGTATCTTCTCACACATAGATAGGATCTTCAAGTTGAGTGCATTAGTCATAGCATTATAATCCTAGTTGTTGCAATAGGTCTGCGTCTTCTTGAGTAAAGGTTTCAGTATCTACCTTGGTGTAGTTACTATCCCAGTATTGTTCTTTATACAAGGGGTCAGCCCAGGTCAAGGTCAACCCATAGGTAGCCTCACTGATGTAGCTATCGCCTAGCTCGAATGAACCATAGGTCATGTCTGTCTTAACAGCAATGAACCAACGTGCATACTTGTTAGAATTCTCTTTATCAGGGCGCTGGTATGTCTTGAGTAAGCGCATCTCTGTCTCACCGAAGGGGCCATGCCCTTTGAATACAGCGTAGGGTTTATCTTGTGGGCGGGACTTACCTAGTAGGTTCTTAGTTGTCATTGTCTTTACCTCCATCAATTACAATTAGCTTGGCCTTGGGTTGTTTGGTAGGCCGTAGTAGGTCTAACCTATAAGCATAGAATGTCTCATAGTCAACCTCATCAAGTCTTAGTATCGGACGGTCCGAGAGTAGATCGAACCAAGCCATAGGGTATGTGCTCTCAAGTATACCCAGCATAAGCTTGCCGCTATACTCAGAGGTGGTGGCAGTAATCAAGTGCCACTCACCGTTCACATTCTCGCATAGATAGCGAGTGTCTGCATCTACTTCTGTCATCATAGTAAAGCCCTCATAGTTGTACCTTCATCAGAGTTAGTTGATAGCACAGCTACATGAGCATTGTCAACAGTCTCTTCAGTGTGCTTATTTACGAAGCTACTATACTTGTATGGGTTGTAGGTTACGCTGGAGTATAACTCCGGTGCATGTGCCATGTCTTCATAACCCATAAGCTCACCCCTAACGAAAGCATGTACGTTCTTCTTACGTTCACGCAGTACCCGTAAACGCCCAGCCTTACGCACTACAAACTTAGGGTCAAGTATGGTGACATCATTAGTGTGCTTAATCACACGCCCTGTCTTACAGTCACGCACACTGAATAGTTTTTTGTGTAGGTTAAAATATACTTCTACTCTCATAGTTACTCTCCTTCTTTAGGTTGGGCATCTGATATAGCTGACATCCATGCAGTTATTAGTGGCATGTAATGAGCTTCAGTGTTAACGAACACAAAGCCAGATGTCAAGCCACCCATTCTCCACTTACCCTGCCAGCCTAGCTTGTTGAGTAACAGCTGCGCTGCATGTGTGTGGTTGCCTTCTACGTTCAAGCTGTGATCCCACCCAACAGTATAGGTGGAACCTTTATGACCGCTGGATGTCATAGCTTTGATGCGTGAACCCAGCGTGTTTGTTGCAGGTAGATATTTTGTGATGATAGTTTGCATAGTTACTCTCCCATAATTACTGCTGTTACATGATACTTAGAGACAGCATCACCAGTCGGCAAGGACTTATTCATGCCACCCTTCTCAGCTACATAGTTGCACCATGTATTCCACCAGTACTCAGCACCCTTGCGGCGGCATAGCTTGACGTAGTTGCGGATCTTGCTACGGCGTAGCTCAGGCTTGACCTTCTTGTTCAAGAGCAGGGCAGTCTCAGGCAAGCCAAGCATACGGATGTTATGACGATCAAGGCAAGCCACCTCAAAGCCACACATCTGTGCAATGAAGCCAGCCTTCACCATACCTATAGAAGGTATAGACACAAAGAGATCGACAGCTTCTTGCGCCCCATCAATAGTGTCCTTGCCATGTAGCTCAGCTATGGCGTTTATCTCTGCATGTAAGCGCTGGGCGTTAGCCTTAGCGTACTCTATGCCCAGCGCCTTAGTGGATGACACCCACTTAGACTGTACACCCTCAGCCTTGATGGACACACGCTGTTGTATGACACGGGAGATAGGCATGTTGATGGTGCATAAAGTAAATTCAATCATGTCATACAACCCATCAGGTGTAGACATGGCGTGTTGTGTGATTATTGTGCAGTCACGTTGATACATTGTGAAGTCTCCTATAAGTTTTAGTCACGGACGGTCCGAGAGTAGAGTTTCAGCATTTATGTTAGCCTTGATGATAGCATCCATATCTTCAATAGCTTTGTCAATCTCATTTCTTTTGTACTTAACGCCACTAATCTCACCAGCCTTAGCCATAAGCTTAGTCTTGGTCAGGTGACGGGCAGGCTTAAGCCCTATGCGTACCATCTTAAGCGCTGCCTTAACGAAGATCGCTTGCACCTCAGGGCGTCCAGGATTTTCAATAACGTATGCCATGTGCTTATTCCTTTCTAGGTTTAGTCTCGGACGATCCGAGGGTAGAAACTGAAACGCTATCAATCTCTTGCGTATATATAGAAGACCCCATAGCAGAATGATTGTCAACACCCCATTTTGAGGAGCTGAACAATTGCGATGCGTTATGCCATAAGTACTTGTCAGGCCTAAGCCTCATGCGCTTGCGCTTTGACATGTATCTCATAGCAAGCCCTGCCCTACCGCATAGCCAAAGAAATAGCCTAAGCCTATCAGGCATAGCACGTTGAGCGTCATTGTTACTTTAAAGATTAGATTATAGCGTTGTTCTCTTTTGCGTGTCATTACGTTGTCCCTTTGTGTTTTAGTATCGGACTGTCCGAGGGTAGAAACTGAAAAGCAAAGAGGCTTCCCGGAGGAAGCCCCTGCCCTGCCCCGCTTAGGCTGAGGCCTTAGCTGCGGCGTTAAAGGCCTTGCGGAATGCGGCGACACTGATGCCAGCTTCGCTGAGCTTCTGCATGACCTCTTGGGCCATTGCCTCAGGTGTCACTTGCTCAGGTTGTGCATCTGCTGGCTTGCCCTTGCCCTTGGATGTATTGCCAGCGGCGCTTGCCTTCTTGACCCGCTTCCGAACCGCTGAGGCACCGAGTGAATTAAGTTCACCGTTTTTGTTTAGCTTCGCTACCTTGTCCCAATTAGAGGCAACAAACATGGCGTCATTACGATCCTGCATAGACCGCTTACCTAAAGGTGTGGCTTTGATAGCGGCACCGTATTGCTTGTCGCTTTTGTATACGCTGCGGAGTGTGAGCAGCCATTCGCCAATGTCACGGGTCTGCAAGAGCACAAGCTCGGCTGTGTCATCACGCTTGTCAAACATATGTGCTACATGATCGCAGGCTTGGCTGAATGTGTGTGTCTGTCCGTTGAATGTGACCGTTGCGTCGATGTGTGTTTTTGCGATTGCGTTTGTCATTGGGTAGATCCTTTCGGGTTGTGGCTTGATTGCCGGTTGATGCATTAAACTTGACCGATAACGCCGAGAGTGTCAAACCCTTTTTTTACCCTTTAGGGTAGATCTTAGTATCGGACGGTCCGAGGGTAGAATTCAGGTCAAAACGAATCACTTTGAGGGAGTGGAACGAATTAGCAACACTGCCTCGTGTGCGCCTAGGTGATGCGCCTGAGTGCCTGCATGACGTGGCTGCATGAGCGTTAGGCGAGTGAACGTGCAGCGTCCGGGTGAGGGTAGGGGTAGGCTTATGCGCAAGCGCTGCAGGGGGATAGGTGTATTACATGCATGAATACCCGCATTGCGTCTGGATCCCTGTAAGCCCGTGAAAACATGGCATTTTCCCCTCTGTGTCATCACCAATGTCTATAAAAAGCATTACATTCCAATGGCATAGCCTCGTATCATGCCCACGAATACGCCTGCCCCTGCCTGAGTAGGGGGGCGCATGGGCCACCCCCCATCCATACGATATACGTATATGTACTCTGCAACACACGGGGATTTTGAAACGCCCTATATGTACCCCTCCACACACAACTCCTGTCGTATACCTCTCTAAAGAAGGACGTTATAATGTAACGCTAGTACAGTAGAGCTAATAGTGTGCTTTCTGTGCAACACTTATAAACTATTTTAGTTTGACTACAGATTTAATGGCTTGACAAGAACCTCCTTTTCGTGCATAACTGTGGGGGTAAGGGGGGCTTAGTTAAACTATTAAGTAATAAAACTTAGATATAGTATAACTACAGTAGTTTAAACTTAAGAAAATAGCTTGACACAATAGTTAAACTATACTATCATTACTTAATAAGTAGTTTAGACTTAGATATAGTTAAACTATCTTACATCTTAACTACATATAAAAGTAATATATGATAGTTAGAACTATATAGTTATACTATAACACTTATAACTATTATCACTTGTAGTAATAAAGTGCTTGACTCCTATGAAAAAACAAGTAAAACTATATGCATCAGAAGATGTATTAACTGAGTTCTATCTAGCTTTAGCTGATAATGACTCCCGTAGATTACGTCAAGTACACATTCCTAAGTCTGACGTATTCTATGTCCGTACTGCTATTCATAACGATACAGGTGTGTGGTACACACTTGACCACGTAGAACGAGCGATGTACTTAGAGGGTCACTTAAGTCGGAATGAAGTGTTAGACCCTGAGCGAGAGCGAGAGTACGGATGAGTAAGACTGTGTTAGACGATTGGAAGGTACTACCTCGGCTTATGATGCTAGCCGTTACTGTGCTTACGTATCAAGCAGTACATTGGTTTATGTCACTGTCAGATCCAAGCGTTGCACAGTCAGGACTTGTATCGGTATGCATGGGTGCTTTAACTGGTTGTTTCGGCATCTGGATGGGCAAAGAGTCTAAGACTACCGTAACCCCTACACGTGTAGTACACGAAGAGAGTTATAACAAATGATAGGTCAGATCATAGGTGCTGTAGGTGGCTTAGCTTCTTCTTACCTAGATGGTAAGGTAGCAGTATCTAAAGCTAATGCAGAGATACGAGTTAAGCAAGCCACAGGTGAGCTTGACTGGGACATTGCTGCAATGAACAGCACTCAGAATAGTTGGAAAGATGAGTGGATTACTCTACTGTTTAGTATCCCTCTCATCCTAGCATTCTGTGGTGAGTGGGGTAACGAGATCGTACAGGCTGGCTTTACTGCCTTAGAGACTATGCCTACGTGGTATCAGTACTCACTGGGTGGTATCGTAAGTGCTAGCATTGGTATGCGTTCCGTATCTAAATTCTTTACAGGTAGAAAATAACATGGCATTTAAACTATCAAGTCGTAGCCTAGCTAAGATGGAAGGCGTAGATGAGAGCCTTGTGTCTGTAGTTAAACGTGCTATTGAACTAACTAAGGTAGACTTCGGAGTTATCTATGGTCTACGTACCGTAGAAGAGCAAGAGAAGCTTGTAGCTGCAGGTAAGTCCCAGACTATGAAGTCTAAGCACTTAGAAGGACGTGCAGTAGACCTTATGGCTTACGTAGATGGTAAGGGCGTATGGGAGTTGAATGTATACGATGATCTCTGTGATGCAATGAAAGAGGCAGCTAAGGAGCTTGGTGTAGCTATCAAGTGGGGTGCAGCCTGGTCAGAGGGTGACATCCGTAGTTACCCTGGTACAGCAGAGGATGCTATGATGGCTTATGTAGATTTACGCCGTAGTCAAGGGCGCAGACCCTTTATTGATGGCCCTCATTTTGAGTTGATGTGATATGGCTACAACTAAAGACGTAGAGCGTTTACCTAGTGGTAAGTTGAAGTACAGGGGTGAGACCTACCCAGGTTACAACAAACCTAAGAAGACCCCTGGTGGATCTAAGAAGAGTGCTGTCTTAGCTAAGAAGGGTGACCAAGTAAAGGTTGTACGCTTTGGTGACCCTAACATGTCCATCAAGAAGGATAACCCAGAGCGGCGTAAGAACTTCAGAGCTAGACACAGTTGTGATACAGCTACAGATAAGTTCACTGCACGTTACTGGTCATGTAAGGCTTGGTAATGTGTGGTTAGCTATAGTAATGATATGTACTCAACCTGATGTTTCTTCTTGTCAAGTTACTGCAAAGAATGATAAGCTTTTTGATAGTGAGCAATCATGTAAGGTAGAAGCTAAAACAGTAGCTGACTTGGTAGCAAGTAGAGGTGCTTACTCTAAGTGGGGGTGCTTTAAGATAGGAGAGGAAGCCTAATGGCTAAATCAACAGTTAATGCAGCAGGTAACTACACTAAGCCTACGATGCGTAAGAACCTTGTAGCTAAAGTGAAGGCTGGCAGTAAGGGCGGTAAGCCTGGGCAGTGGTCAGCACGTAAAGCTCAGATGGTAGCTAAGCAATACAAAGCTAAGGGTGGAGGCTATAAGTCATAATGAAAGCACCACAGAAATCACTTAAGAAGTGGGGAGATGAGAAGTGGGGTACTAAGTCAGGTAAGCCCTCTACTCAAGGTAAAAAAGCTACAGGTGAGCGTTACCTCCCTAAGAAAGCTAGAGATGCTTTATCTCCTGCAGAGTACGCCGCTACAAGTGCAGCTAAGCGTAAGGGTACTAAGCAAGGCAAGCAGTTTGTAGCCCAGCCTAAGAGTATCGCTAAGAAGACAGCTAAGTATAGGAAGTAGTACTATGATGATGAGTTTGATGTTAGGGGAGCCACCTGAGGTAGACCCTAAGAACCGTGACCGTGCAGAGAAGTACTGGATGTATGGTGCTACTGCAGAAGAGCTAGGCAAGGCGTGGAATAAAGACGCAGATATTGCTGCACTTAAGACCTGTAGTAACTGTGATTACTTTGACAACCGTGCTCGTACTTTGAAGTCCTTGAATATAGAGTCAGGCTTGGGTGCTTGCACTAAGTTTGAGTTTGTGTGTAGTCAAGAGAAGTCCTGCCAAGGGTGGGACTGTAAAGATATGGATATAATGGAAGAGGATTAAGACTATGATGAACAAAGGCATGAAAGCACTTAAGAAAGAAGCACCAGAAGTAGCTAAGAAGATGGGCTACATGAAGGGTGGTATGACCAAGAAGATGGGCTATAACAAGGGTGGTATGTGTGGTGCGTCTATGCCCGCTGAACGTCCTATGAAGAAGACTAAGTAATGAAGTATTATCACAAATATAAAGAAGCACTGGAAGCTAAGGGCTACCGTGTAGATGAGCATGGCTACGTGTGGGACTCAATGGGTAACCAGTCTGCAGGCGAGGATAACTACGGTAATGTGCAGAGTAAGGACGCTAACGTCAATACTATATGCCAGGAAGCAGACCTTGCAAGCCCAGCGCCTGTTAAAAAGACCCCCGCTAAGAAGGCAACTAAAAAGGTAGAAGCTAAAGATGAGGATCTGGAAGTGGTACGAGCACGTGATGAAAATGGACATTTCATTGCTGACAACCCCGATACTCCTGATGTGAATGAAGCTTGGGTAGTTAAGACAGTTAAGAAAGCTGCTAAAAAGAAATGAGTTTAGTTAATCCAGGCAAGCCATCACGTATGCGTTCTGTGTATGGTCACAACAGTGGCACTGCTACAGAGGTTGTATATACATGTCCTGCTAACTGTGTAGCTGAGGTTACATTCATCCACGTAGTTAATGGCGGTGGAAGTACAAACTCTGTAGATGTAGAGTGGTATGTAGCAGCTGATTCTTACACGTCTCACTTTCTGTCAGGCAAGAGTTTGAATGCTGGTGATTACGTTTCCTTTTCTGACATTGATCTAGTACTACAGCCTGGTGATAAGATACAAAACGTCCCTACTTCCGCTGGTCATATCGACACTATCCTTACTGTAACTGAGACCTTTGTACCTGTTGGGTAGCGGGTATTCCAATATAGCAGTTCTAAACCTTACTGTTTTGTAGTATAACTGTACATGCCAAGAACGGCATAACACAGTGGAGACTACATAATGTACTTAACATACGACTACCCAAGCCAGTTTAAACTTGCAGTAATAGCTACAACCAAACGCACTCTTAAAGCTGTAGCTAAGTTCTTTATCTCTGTTGGTAACTCACTAGCTAAAGCCCAACAGATGAGAGCAGACTATTACTTACTGAATAACATGAGTGACAAGCAGCTTAAAGATATTGGTATCACACGTGGTGAGATCAAGCAACGGTTCTACGGAACAGACAGTGAAACATAAGAAAGTAGTGTAATGGCACGACAACTTACAGAGAATCAAGTTAAGTTCTTAGAGGTACTCTTCGATGAGGCTGGCGGTGACGTAGTGAAAGCTAAGAAGCTTGCTGGCTACAGTGATAACACCCCTACGAGACTTATCATTGATTCTCTTAAGGATGAGATCTTTGATGGCACTAAGACGTACATGGCACGTATTGGGCCTAAGGCAGCTGTAGCTTTCGGTCAGGCTCTTGTAGACCCTACAGAGCTTGGCGTAAAAGAGAAGATGTCTGCAGCCAAAGAAGTACTAGATCGTGCAGGTATTGTAAAGACGGAGCGTGTGGAGGTACAAGCCTCAGGTGGTTTGTTTATCCTCCCACCTAAAGAGCAAGATGATACGAGTAACTAAGACGAAAGAACGTGAGAGCATAGGCTACTGGATGTTGCCTAAGCCTGACTTTAAAGTAAAGAGATGGGAGAGAATCCCACGATTATCGCCTCAAGTACCGTTTGGTTACGAGATAGACCCGGATGATGAGGACTGGCTTAAACCTATTACTAAAGAATTAGAGCTTTTAGTACTTGCAAAGAAGCATCTAAAGCAGTATAGTTACAGGGAAGTCAGTGCTTGGCTATCAACACAGTCAGGCAGGTATATCTCACACATGGGGTTGAAAAAGCGTATAGATGTCGAAAGAAAACGTAAGTCACTTGCTGCAATTAAACGCAAGCTTGCCCAGCGGCTCGAAAAAGCGCTCAGGCAGTACGAGATCCTCGAAAAAGAAAGACTCGGTTACTACACCTACGAAGAAGACGAACAAGACAGCAGTACCCGCCCAAGTTAAACCTGCAGAGTTTGACCCTATTGCTGCTCAAGAGGTAGTCTTTCAGCCTAACCCTGGGCCTCAGACACAATATCTAGCCTCTGCAGAGCGTGAGGTACT